AGCGTAGGCAAAACAACCGTTTTGATAAGGAATATATTAATCATATTATACACTATAAAGGATATTACACCAATAATAAAGTTGCTATATATTATCCCAATTTAATTACAACCAACAATTAAATCCTCAACTTTCTGTCTGAGAACACAATTATTGGTAGTGATATCCCCTTCGCCAGCAGAAATCAACCTCTCAACCTCTGATCAACTTCTGCTGATACCTAAGCCATCTCCATTCCTGTTCATACCGCCTATGGCATGTCGAATCCAGTTCGCCATCATTCCAAGTACGTTACTTTATAAAAATAGCAGAACTAATATCGCCATCCAATAGGACTTTCTGCAAGATATAGTTCTGCTTTTTAGATTCCCATATTTTATTTTCCAGATTCTTCGCTTCCTGCTCCTACTCTGGAGCATCTGGTACCGATTTTAACACAGCCAGCAAAAAACCAATCCTCTTCAAACTACGACATTTCTACAAAAATATCCCTTGTTTCTGCTACTCGCTGGAGATACTCTAATCCCCCATCAACACTGCATTTCCCACAAGAACAGGACACGAAATCATATATGGAATTTGATTCAATCACCTCACCACATGCTTTGCATTGAATACAATTCTTTATAATTTTCATGGCTGCTTCTCCTGTCCTTTATTGGATTCATGCATTTCTATTTTCGACATAATTCGACAATTGTCTCGCAGTTTGTTGAGTAGATAATAATGATGGCGAGAAGGTATACTCCTCCCCAAGCGGAAACGGTATAATTATCTTTACACGTCACTTTGATCCGCTTGATGTTCTAATTCTATTAAATATTTATCATAGTCTGACATAAATAATCGATCCTGAACAATACGATATTTTTCAAACTCAGTCTCTGCATGAAGCTTAGCCTGTTCCGCACTGACTTTTCCCGGTCCCATCAGCAGTTCGTTCCCGTTAAACTCCAAAAAACCATCAAGTCGCTTTGCCCAGTCCTCCATACTCATCGGTATTCTTCGTTCCGCCTGTAACTCCGCATAGTCGAGATAGAGTGAAACGATTCTCTGTAAATAGGACATTTCCTTTTCGCTAAGATAATTCTTAGCAACAGTAACATCTGCTTTGACAATTTTCCCATCCGGCGCTGATTCCCATGTTGTCAAACCCATATGTTCTTTTTCGGCATTTGCACGCTCTACAATCAATTCTGCTGCCGTATGACGATGTACGGCCCAATGCATCTTGTTCTGTACCATTTTGAAAAACTGCCGGGTAGTCTTGGCATCTTTGTCGTAATCAAACGCTGTGGCATAGAGATCTGTAACCTTCTGATAAAATTTTCGCTCGGACAGACGAATCTCACGAATATTTTCAAGCTGACGTTCAAAATATTCATCAGTGAACATATGCCCTTTTTTCAGGCGCTCTTTGTCCATCGTCCATCCTTGAATTGTATAATCCTTGACAATCTGACCGGCCCATTTGCGGAATCTTACGGCACGATCATTGTTCACTTTAAAGCCAACGGCAATGATTGCCTGTAAGTTATAATGTTTCGTACTGTAGGATTTACCATCCGAGGCAGTTATTAAGTATTTCTTAATAACTGATTCTTCTACCAGCTCATCATCTTCAAATATCCTTTTAAGGTGCTGATTGATTGCCGATACAGAAACATCATATAAGGTTGCCATCATTTTCTGCGTCAGCCAGATGTTCTCGTCCTCATAGCGCATCTCAAAACTATCTGAGTTACTACCTGTAGATGCTACATATGTTAAATACTCAGCGGCTGAACTATGGATTGTAATCTCTTTCTTCTTGTTTGTCATAATTTCTTTTCCTCAATCTTTATTTCCTCAAAAAATTATAGGTTTAAATATTCCCTAGTCCATTAATTATCCTTATATCGTATTACATCCAAATTAACATATTCAATCTCACGATTCACGGACCAGACACCTTCTTTTTGGACTACTCGAAATTCTTAAGTAGTTACCTTCCGCTCTAATTTCCAGTTATTAAAAATTCTGCAAATATATATTCCTACAAATCCCAACCAGCCCATTAAATCTGTTTATTGTTTCACTATTTTACACTTTTCTTCAACCGTACAATACTTTCGACTGTGTTTTCTTCGGGCATACGAATTCTTGTCCCTTTACAATCTCCATAATACACCGGAAACGCAAGATCAATATGTTCAATGCGCGAACCCTGACTTGTCCCATTATTAACAGTTTCATTCTTCAATTCAATCTTCTCAATAAATGTATTCATAAATTCTTTCTTTTCCATATCTGTCATTTTATCATACAGTATATCAAAATCCAGAAGAAATTCATACAGTTTTTTACCCGTAATTTCTTTCCCGTAAGATGCCCCAATCTTAGCATCAATATCTTTCATCGCCTCCTCAAACTCTGCCACCTTATCATACATGTTATCCAGCCTGTCCTGCATATCCTGGTATTTTCTCGTATAATGCTTATCCCCAGTATCCAGGCGATCCAGCATCTGTATCAGTTTTAGTTTCGACCCTTGTACCTGTTTCAGCTGTTTTTGCAGCTGCTCCCTCTCAGTTTCCAAAGCAGAAACATCCACCTTCTCTTCCAGTTTCTCCTGCACAAAACTCCTGAACTCATCCCCCGCAACCATATACCGGATAAATTCCTCTACTTCTGCATTAAACACTTTCTGGTTCAGCATCGGCTTATAATCACAAATCTTTCCATCGACTTTTTTTCTGTGATGGCATCTGTAATAAAATGTATCCTTGTATTCCCCAGTTTTCTTATTCTGCCGTCGCTGAACAGTTCCACTCATTCCACCGCCGCAAAGAGGACATCTGATTAATCCAGTTAAAATATGTTCATGCTCCAGACTATGAGTTTTAACAAACCTAACCCCCGTCCTCTTCCTTTTCTCTCTCGCCGCTTCCCACGTCTCTTCATCCACAATCGCCTCATGCAATCCATCCGCCAGCAGGTAATCATCTGTCTCCCCCCGCCGGTACTCATCCCTCGTTCCCTTCACCTTCTCTGTAACATTCTTCCCGTAAGCAATCTTCCCTGTATAAACCGGATTATCCAGAATCTTCATGATCAGCCCTCTGGCAAAATAGTTCAGTTCATGTCCTCGTACCTTTTTCTTCGTATAACCTCTCTGGTTCAGATAATTGCAGATAGCATCTGCTCCCATATCCGTATGCACAAACTTGTCATAAATGATCCGCACAATCTCCGCTTCTTCCTCATTCACCATCAGTGTGCTGTTCCCGGAATCCAGATCATATCCGAAAGGAGCCTGCCCGCCATTCCATTTTCCCTCTCTGGCCTTCTGCTTTCTTCCTTCCATTGTCTGGACCAGAATATTCTCCCTTTCAATCTCAGCCACTGCCGACAGCACCGTGATGGTCAGCTTGCCGGAATCCTTAGAGGAATCAATCCCGTCTTCCACACAGATCAGATTCACGCCATAATCCTGGATAAACTGCAGGGAATTTAAAACATCCGCCGCATTCCTTCCAAAACGTGACAGCTTAAACACCAGAATAAATGCCACCCCGTCACGTTCCTCGGACACATCCTGCAGCATCCTCTGGAACTCCGGCCTGCCCGTAATACTCTTTCCGGATTTTCCTGCATCACAGTATTCCCTGACCACTTCCATGTCCTGAAACTCCGCAAACTTCATCAGCCGTTCCTTCTGTGCCTCCAGGCTGTAACCATCCACCTGCATTGCCGTAGAAACACGAATATAAATATAACATTTCTTTCTCACTCCACATTCTCCTTCCTGTATTCTACATCTGCATTCAGCATCCGAAAATGCTTCAAAGCATCCATGATTGCCAGTTCCTTCTCCACCGGACAGACCGGCACATGATTCTTATTTTTCGCCGGCTTATTATAAGCCTTTCCCACATCCAGACCATACTTCCTTTTTACCTGTGCAATATATAAGGAAGAAATATTCATTCCATACTTTTCTTTCACATATGCCATGATTTCCGCATAGGTTGCTTTTGCCTCAGAAACAGTCACCCGATGCTCCGTACAGTCTACTTCAAATGTCACCACTTCATCCGGTTCATCATTCTCTGCCCTTTTCCCTTCATCCTCATAATAAACCGGAAAGCGAAAAACAATCCTTTTCAGAATCCTGCCATCTTCCCTTTCATCCTGGAATACATCAATCCTTTCAATGAACTGCCTGCACAGCTCCCTGCGTTCCTCACAGTTCATTCTCTCAAACAGCAGGTCAAAGTTATCAAGAATCTTCTGTATATTATCAGAAGAACGAACGCCTTTCTTCAAAGCCTCCATCCGCTTTTTCAGCTTCCGGATCCTTTCCTCCAGAATCTCGATCCTGTCATAAACCTCATCAATCTTTGACTGAACAGCCTCATATTCATCGTCATAACCTTCTGCAAGAACATCCAGATTATCCAGTTCCGTCCCCAGCTTATATTTCAGATGCTCCTGACTGTGCAGTTCTTTTCTGGTTCTTTTCAGATCCGCTTCACAGGCATCCAATGAACTCCTGTCTCCAACCGTATTCATAACCGCCTGACGGAACTCCTTCGTCTCTGTCACCTTTCCCACAATTTCCATCACAGCCCTGTCCAGTTTGTCCTGATTGTACGTCCGCCTGCAGCTGCAGACATGACCTTCACTCTTACGTGTATTCCTGCATCCATAGGAATAAACAATCTTATAATAACCGCCATGATTATTGTTCTTTCGTTTATTCTTTTTTGTGACCATTCCTGTCCCACACTCCGGACATTTCACAAGCCCGGATAAAAGACTGATCCGCCCCGGATCATCTACTTTCTTCTGCTGTTTTCGCAGCCTCTTCCGTTTCTCCTGCACCTGCATCCAGATATCTTCCGGAATGATTGCCTCGTGCTTTCCCCTGACGGAAATAACCTCTTTTGGATTTCTTTTAATCTCCTCAGAATTTGTCCGTCTGTTATATACTATCATTCCATAATAAACAGGATTTCCAAGCACCGAAGAAACAAAATCCGAAGTAATAACTTTATCCTCTCCCTTCACAACACGCTTATAACCATTCTTATTCAGCCAGCCGACAACCGTATTCAGCTTCATGTCCAGCTCCAGATACTTCTGATAAATCAGCCTCACAAGATCTGCAGCTTCCGGAACCACCACCAGTTCCTTATTCACACTCACATATCCATACGGCACGCCTCCGCCAGGCCATCCACCGCTCATCAGCTTCTGCATCCTCGCCGCCATGAACTGCACAGTAATGTTCTCATGTTCCATTTCTGCCACAGCAGACAGGATAGCAAGTGTCAGCCTTCCACCCTGTGTAGAACTGTCAATGGCATCCTCAACACAGACCAGATCCACATCAAAGTCCATCAACAGCTGCACAGACTTTAAAATATCCGCCGCATTCCTTCCAAAGCGGGATAACTTAAACACCAGAACACAGGATATCTCATCTTTCTCACAGGAAATGTCATCCATCATTTCCATAAAAGCCGGTCTGCCCTTGATACTCATTCCGGATCTTCCTGCATCACAGTATTCCCTGACCACTTCCATTTCTTTATAGTCCGCATACTTCCGAAGCCGCTCTGTCTGTGCTTCCAGACTGTATCCCTCTGTCTGAGCCGCCGTAGAAACACGGGTATATATGTAACATTTCTTTCTCAAATCTTCACCTCATTTCGGTTGCCCATCGTCATACGGTTGCCGTACATAAAATATATCGGAATCACCAGTCTGTGCCAACTCGCAGAACGACCAAAAAAACTGCCCCAAAGTCCACCTTCCCCTATGCGGTTTCCATAGTGCAAAAAGACCGGCAGCCCCAAAAGACCACCGGCACACTCGATCACTTTCCCTGCAGCTGTGCATTTCTCTCCTCAATCTCCCCCAGAACCACGTCCCCGTACTTCTGAATCATCCTTGCCAGAAACTCTGCACACTTTTCCATGTTTAGCCTGGCCTGTTTCTCCGTCAGTCTGCCGGTATCGATCAGTTCAATTTTTCCCATAGCCAAAAACCACCTCCTACTGTTCCAAGGAGTCCTGGTCCCTGATTTTTTGACTTTCCGGACAAAAAAATAAACCCGCTGCCATCCACAGATTTCTCCGCAAACAGCAACAGGTTTCCCCCGATGCATTTATTTACTTTATCATCCGTTCAATACCATCGGTCATACGGATTCCCACGCACCCTCTTTGTCTCTGGTGCCTTCTCAATACTCTTTTCAGCTTCTTCCCTCGTCGCAAACAGCCTGTGAGCCTTCACCTGTATTCCGCCGCCCGTATCTGTAAAACGGACCAGGAACATCCCGCCGGAACACCTGCGGATCTCCACCTCCCGCACAAATCTGTTTGATTCCACAATATATGCAGTATCCCCGACTTTCATAAAATCACACTCCTGCACTCAAAACATCCTTCATCCTGACCAGAACCGGAAGCACCTGCCCGTCAGCAAATCTCCGGTCAAAAGAACCATTGGAAAAAGGATCCTCTCTCAGCAGCATTGTCAGTAATGCTGTACAAAGCTCATAATCTGCACCTGAAATTCGTTTCAGCTCCTCATTACAGTCAATCGGCTCCGTAATCATATAATCGCCATAATTTGTTTTCAAATCTCCCAGATCTTCCAGAAGTTTAACATACCGGCTTTTATCCGGATCATTCAACAAAAGGACAGACCAGATTGCCTGTATTTTGCCAGTATTCGTCAATCTTATTCACCGCCTTACTTTAATCGAATATATGTTCTATCATGATAACATATTCCTTCCCGCACTTCAATCTTTCACTTTAAAGAATATAAGAAA